TAACGAGCTAGTGTTCTAATCCTTGTTAATTTTGCCCCGTTTAGATCGTTCCCCGCCGTTGTAGCGTTAACGGTTGATATATAGCTTGTAATTGTCCCGAGAATATTTGAAATTCTAATTCGTGGTCTTGGTAAGGTTCCTTTTCCTGAATATTCAAAACCTTCACATTCAACAGGGAAACGTTGATAAGCATTACCATCCCAAACGACTTCACCATTTGCGTTCATATTGGCGCCGTTATGGAAACGGTAAACAGTAGAAGCACCGTGAAGCGTACTATCAAGCGTCAACGTAAATAGCTCAATTACAGAACTAGGGTTGATTTTTTGTAATTCGCTAACAGGTATTGCCATTAGGGTTCAAATACTTGCTCAAAGGTTGCATTAATATTTGTTCTTCCACTAACTGCCATGCTTAAATTCCAAGAACGACAAATAAATTTTCCGGCGCTACCCCTTGGCGGTGTCCAATCAAAAGACTCAGTTCCGGCTCTTGCTTCTAAAAATGTGATGATATTATTTCTTTCTGTGTCATCAGCGTTAAGGAATTGAAGTGACCAATTCTTAGGGTCACGATTAAGACCGAATTGAATCCTTTGTTGATAGCCTTCACCAAAAACAGTAGTGCGAACTATTGGTGCGCTTTTTTCAGAAGCAGGGAAACTAGGAGTATAAGAAAAGGTTGCCATAGGTTAAGCAGCTAGAAGGCCTCCGGGTCTTTTTTCCTTGATCAAGGTGCTATTTATTGCCGCCGCTATTAACTTTCCTAATACTCGGCCTTGCTCGTCGCTGCCTTGAACTTCACTACCTGACGCATCAACATTAACAACAACATTAGTTCCGCCGCCTGTTGCTTCTACACCTAAACGCCCACCCTTTCCACGCTTCAGGGGCATGATTGCTTCGGGCGCATTTTCTGACATGATCCCAAAGTTTCCAGAACCTCCCATTGCAAACATTGTGGGTTTATTTATTACGCCGCCTTTTGCGTATTTAGTAACTTGAGCGCCATTTTCAAAGACTCCACCTTTGGCAAAACCTGAAAGTCCAAACCCTGCCATGATCGGTTTAATGATCATTGCCCTAATCGCTATTCGTGCCATATCGGCAATAATGCTTTGCGCTAACTTTCTAAATTCCAGCTTTCCCGTTGTAACGAACGAAACTAACTGATCTTCTAAACCCTTAAATGATTTGATAACGACGTCTGCAACCATGCCTCCGAAATCATTCATTTGAGTTGTAAAAGCATCTAGTTTTGCCCTCATAGATCCGCCAAAAGTTTTATCTAATTGAGCCGCTAAACCCTTAATTTGATTTGTATAGGTTTCCGGAGCGTCTGAGGTATCACTAAGAATTTTCCAAAGATTCTTAAAGTCGTCTCCCGCCTGATTCCAAGTGTCTGATAGACCTTCCTTTGCAATTCGTTGAATCTCTGAAAAGTCTAATTTCATCAAGTTCCACGTTATCTTTGTTAAATCAACAATGGTTCTAGATAAAAATTGCAATAAAGAAGTAATGAGATAAACATTGTAAGAAATCACTCTAAATCCTGCTTCAAGCACTGTAAACAATGCTTTCCAACTGGCACTCGTTTCTGTTAGCCCTCTAAACGCCTCCGCACTCGCATTTAAAGCAGGTAACATTGAATCGGTCATAGACGCATTTAAGTTTTTAATGCCAATACCCATCACCGCAATTTGATCATTAAAGTATTCAGCGTTTTGAGCGAAACTTTCACTTAGCTCAACATTAAATTCAGATAGAGCCGCCTTACCGTTATTTAGTAAATTAATCAAATTAACGCCGGATCTTCCAAATAATTCTTGTGCTACAGCCGCTTTTGTTGCTCCATTTTCTAACTGTGAAAACTTTTCAGCAATTTCGCCAAATACAACTTCTGTCGTTTTTAATTCGTTGTTGTTATCTCTAACTGAAATTCCTAATGTATCGAAAGATCTTTTATAAGTTGCAATACCTCGATCAGCTTCAACAATCGACCTAGATAACCGCCTTAAACCTTTATCAATTTGTTCTTGGTTAACCCCTGCCAATTTTCCAGCATCTACATATGCCATCAAAGTGTTTGCTGCAATCCCTGTTTGATCGCTCATTTTTCCGAAGGAATCAGCTAGATCAATGGACTTTTTTATACTCCTAGCAAATCCGCCCGCAGCTCCTAACGCAATGAAGACACCGAAAGCCTTATTCATTCCAAGCATTGAAGCTTGAACGTTTTTTAGTTTCCCTTGTAACCCTTGCATGGAATTTCCAAGGGCTGTTATTCCTGCCTTTCCAGTCGTCTTTGCTGCAATTAATAAATTAAATTTTTGTGCCATTTACTTCTTCTCCTTATTCATTTCAGCCATTGCCGTAATTTCCATGATTTGTAAATCTTCAAACACAGAAGGCAAATCTTCTACTGAATAGAGTTTAGCTGTACTTATTACGCTTTCATAGCATAATCCCGTTACTCCGCCCATTGATGTTCTCCATTGTGTTTGACACCTAAGAAATAATTCAACAGCAGGCCAATTTTCCTCCCATACTTCAAAAGGTTTTTCAGGTTCAGGGTCAGGTAATGCAATACCAAAAGCCGCCGCCGCTTCCTCTAGTGAATCCCTTGATTGCTTTCCGCTACTAAGCCAATGAATAGCAGCGGCCTCTAGTTTTTTCTTTTTGCCCCCATACGACTGTTAATAAAAGCCGTTGTAATTGCCGTCGGAACTCCTAAGACATCAAGTAACTCATCAAACTTTGCTTGAACAAAAGGCATCTCTTCCCCTTTATCATCCAATATTCCAGACCAACCCGTGACAACTTCTCTAGCTACATCAACATCATTAATTTCATTTTTTTGTGATTGATCAATTAATTCTTGAAACCGAGTTTGTGAAATATTTTTAAATTCCGCTTCAAAGGTATGTCTTTTTAATTTTCCGTCTTCGGGTAAATCAACTTTAACGGGCCATGAATAACTACTAGATTGCTTTAAAACAAAAGACATTAATTTACTATTTACTCATAGCAAGGGTAAACCCCCTCAACAATAAAAGCAATATCTAGTGAAACTTAAGGCTGAACTCATCGTTGCCCGAAGTTGTAGGAGTAGCTAGATAATCCATATTCAACATAACGACGCCATTATCATCAGAATAACTAGGCGCTTGAATGTCTGTTTTAGGAAGGGTCAGAGTTACGCGGTTTCCGGCTGTTTGTCCGTGTTGGTAGGTTAAATTTCCAAGTGTTCCCGCTTCCGATATTGCAAAGAAATCTTTTGTTCCTAAAGCCGGAGCCTCTATTGAAATTGAACCGCTTGGCTTTCTATCAGTAAATAAAACTTCTTTTGTTCCTCCAATTAATTCACGATATGAAAGATCATTATTTAAATCAAACGTCATTGATTGCATAGCACCCGCGAAGGTGTGCAATTGGAACGCCGTTGTATTTGTCTTGTTTGGAATAACTGGAGTTGCTTGATTGGAATAAGTTGGCGTTAGGTTTGCACTTGCCCCCGGAGCCGAATATAAACCAATCATGTTAAAGGTTATTGTCGGAATTTCTGAGACAGACAGGGATATAGAAAAACTTCCTCTTGCTCCTAAAATCTTATGTCTTTGCCCGTCAACGAAATAATAAATTGTTGAACTTCCTGCGGTTGCTAATGGCGCGTAGGTATCAGAAGTACTTGATGCAGTTGTTAGAGCTGTACCGCAACTTAATAAAAGATTTGAGAAGGCTGGCGCCGTTCCAGCGCTACCCGACGCCGCAAGTTCGCAAACCGCTGTTAGTTGTACATGTGTATTGACATTTATCGATTCATAATTTCCCATATATCCCCTTACGAGATCTCTACTTACCGTGTCACCGGTTAAGGGTGTTATCTCTATCGATTGACAAAGGATAGCGTTCGACCCCGCAACCGTTGGATCAGTTCCATAACTGCTTTCGGCTTTAGCGCAAATTATGGTTTGCGAGGTTCTTAATGCCATTGCCTAAATACAAACTCTTCTATGACTCCATATTAGACACTGTTTACTATTGAAACGGTTTAAACAGTTGATAAATCATCATTGGCCGTTCTATACCTGATCTGATAACTAGAAGTCACAACGCCCGCAGGTTGGTCAGCATCCATTGATTCGTTTGTTGTTCCTGTTGGCACTAGATCCATCGCATAACCTCCAAGGGTTACATCACTCATTAAACGTGAATGCATATTTTCAACAATAGTATCTGCTACCTCGTCGGGTGTATCTCCAGAAACAAGGCAGGCAACTTCTATTTCTAAAGTCCAATTCAAAGTAGCTAATGATGTTTCTTGAGCTGCTACGTCATTAGTCCAAGTCAGCAAAAGAGCTGGAAGTTGTGACCTTTGGGCTAGAGGTAAAACGCGGCTTCTATATGCGCGGCTGCTAATTCCTGTTGTTGCTGTTATCGCTGTTTTTACAGCATCCAAAATATGTTCTCTTCTAGTCGTGGCCATTTAAACTTTCTCCAATGAGATTTGACAAGTAAGGCCGTCTAAATCTTGTTCGTTTGTTCTAACTTTGTAGTTAACAGAATTAACAGCGATTGCATCACCAGCGGCAAGGGTTCCGAAATCAGCGAACTTGCAATGCAAAACACGATCAACAAAAATTAGCTGATCACCTGCAACTACCGAAGTCGGTTCATCAAGAATACCGTTTGCAGTGGTAGCCCCCGCAGTGCATGAAACACCAAAGGGGCCGTCCAACATGCTTGTTATGTCATCAGCAAATGACATCTATTTACTAAGTTGTGTACTTCTTAGAAGCGTAAGCTGTGACGTTTACGGCTCCTGTTCCTGTTCCACCTGCAACAGTAGAATTTGTTCTCACATAGCGCTTAAGGTCAGAAACGTTTAACGCGATTTGTTCAAACGCTGCTGTGTTAGCTGCTGTTGTTGTGAATGCGCCGCTAGAAACATCACTCCAATCGGAGTTATTAGCTGATTCTTGCAACTTAACGGCAAGAGTAACGCTTGCGCCCATTGCTTCAGATGAAAGAACGAAAGCAGCGCTTCCCTCATATCCTTGAAGATCTACGCCTGAACCATTAGCGGTTGAAGCAAGAACATCATTAGGAAGTATGTCAACGGCGGTTCCTTTAGAACCTAAATTTTGAATAGTCATTAGTCAGTTACCTCGGGGGTAGAAGTTGATTTTGCTTTTTTAGCTTTTGGTTTTGCTTTTGGTTCCTCTTTTTGAACCTCACAGACAACGGCTTCTTTTGCCTGCCCTGAATTAATTAGCTGCCTTGTTTCAGAGGGGGAAGCCTCGACAACCTCCCCAACCTGAACGACTTCGCCTTTTAATCCGAATGAACTTAAGGCTTCAATCTTCATTTATGCCCCTAGACAGAAACTTGCAGGATGCTTAACAGCAACGTCAACATCTTGAAGAACGCGAACGCGAACATTTCCAGAAGCACCGCCTGTATAAGGATCAACTTGAAGATCAAGACCTGACCAATAACCAAGGATCAATTCTGACCAGTTACCAAACCAGATGTCACCGGCTTCAACTTGATTTGAGACGTAAAGTGGATAACCGTTAACGACTCCATCTTCATTAACAAAGCGACCAGAACCAGAATCTTTAGTCTTAACTTTCATCGCTCCGGCAATGTTGGCTCTAGTTACATAAGCAAGAGAACCAGTTAATGCGTTACCAACAGAAATATCAGATTCCATGTTGACGACATCAGCAAAACTAGGGTCGTTATTGCCAACATTTTCAGTCGCTATGCCTGTTACGTTATGCAAGCCAAGTGGTTCAGAACTAGAACCTAATCCGTAAAGAGCTGCGCGATCTATTTCAAGAGCAACAGAGGAAGCAAGTGAAGATCTAACAAGTGATTCAACATCTAAAGAAGACTGAATAAGTAGCTTCCTAGAAATATCTGTCATTGCGCCAATTGTGCGAGGTGTCATGTTGACCTGCTCAATTGTCATATCGGATTCAG